CTGTACATTTTCTAATATTAGGTTTTTTATCTGGATCCATATTTCTAAAATCAAATTCTAATTCACCACCTTTATAATCTTTTGGATCAGATAGAGTAACTGTTACAGATAATTTTCTAATTTTTCCATGAAATGGATCCTGTATGTTTTCTTTTATATAAGGTTTATTCCAAGAATCACAATGCCAATCATAGTATTGTCCTTTTTTATATTTTGTAAATTGACAAGACTCAGAATAATTCCATGAAAAATTCCAACCTGCACTTTGATTTGCTTGATTAACATAAGGATGTATTTCATTATAAATCCAACGATCATTCATCCAAACAATATTTGAATCTCTTTTCTTTTTTAAATCTTTTATTTCTTTTTGATTTAATTTCTTATTTCCAAATCCACCTGTCACTGCTATTTGATCTTGTAATTGATGACCATACTTTACAATGTCATCACAAATTCTTTCAGGAATAGCTGATTGAAAATACCAGTAATAATTTATTAAGTTCATATACTTACTTTCTAATATTATTTAATATTATTTAAAACAAAAGTAAATACTAAGAAATAGTCAATGTTCCAGAAACTGTAAAAGTTGCTATCTTGTCTCCACTTGGATGAGTTGCAGTTGCATTTGTGCCAGGACTTACAGATAAAGAAAAACAACCTGGAACTCTTACAGCCACAAATCCAGAACCTCCACTTTCACCAGAAAGATTTGCTCCTTGTCCACCAGCTCCACCACCAGAATTAGCTGCACCAGGAGTTGAAGCATCACTACCTCTTGCGCCCCCTACACCACCACCGCCTGGAGCACCACCTGGATCGTTTGGTTGTGGTGAACTACCTGGCGGATCTGCTCCTCCAGCACCACCACCTCCGAATATTGTTCTTGAAAAAGGTGTTCCACCACAGTTAATTAAATTAGGTACACCTACACCCCCTTTTCCACCTTGAGTTGGACCTGGTCTATTACCACCTACACCTCCAGCACCACCACCTCCATTGTCTCCTGCATTATTTCCTTCTGGTGGTGTAAATCCGCCAGCGTTACCTAAACCAGTTGGTGCACCACCTGAACCTCCTCCTGTAGGAGCAGCACCACATTGTGCAGTTCCACCGCCTGTTGAAGTTATAGTGCCAAATGTTGAAGATACTCCTGGTGAACCTTTAGCTCCTCCTCCACCGACTGTAACTGTATAACATCCCGCTGCAAGTTCTAAAGCTGATCCTTGTAAAGGTGCAGGCCCATATCCAGAGGCTCTGTAACCACCTGCACCAGCACCACCTGATGTATCAGAAACACATCTTGAACCACCGCCTCCTGCTACCACTAAATAATTAACAGGAATTAATGTTTTACCACCACGACCATAGCCGCCTTTTGAACCTGCTCCAAATGAACCTATGATAGGCATCTTTCTATAGTCCTCCTATTATGCAAACTGTGTTTGCGCTGCTAAAACTGTAAATGTAGCTGCTCCAGTTTTGATAACTGTGTATGTATAAACATCAAGAGAGTTAGTGTTTCCACTTGTTGGTGCTGAACCACCTTGCCATTCTGGAGTAACTCCACTACCATCGATTTGTACAGCTGAATTGTAATATGCAGTTCCACCTTGTTTAACAATGTGTGCAATAGTAATTGATTCTCCAGTGTCCATAATTGAATCTAATGAATTAGAACCATCACCTCTAATATTTAATGTCCAGTTACCTGAAGCATCTGTAGTATAATTTAATACTGCTTGTGTAATTACATCGTAGTTAACTGTTCCTGTTGCAGCAGTAGCTGAGTTTGTAATTTTTTCAGCTAGTTGTTGTATTTTACCTGCACCTAAAACTACTCTCCCAATTCCTTTTGGAGAAATATTTAAATCAATATTAGAGTCAGAACCAACAGCATCAATTGCTGGACCTGAACCTGTTGCTTGGTTAGTTACATCAATGTAGTTAACAGCTGAAGCTGTTTTTTGAAATCTAATGTATGGATTGTTTGAATCATCTTCAATCGCACCAGCGTCATCAACAATTATATCATTACCATTTGTATCTAGGATACCTGATAATTGTGGAGTGATGTCTGAAGATAAATCTGTAAATGCAGTATCAACAACATTAGTACCATCAGAGTAAACCATTTTAGTACCTTTGTCTGTTGCTGCCCAAGTTACTCCAGTTCCTGAAGTAGTTTTAACAGTTACTGTGTAAGCACCTATTGTTGAGTTTTGAATTATGTAAGTTTTTTCAACTGAATCTGGAACAACTACGTTAATTGCACCTGCAATTGTTCCTGTTAATTTAATTACTGCATCTTTACCATTTGATAAAGCACCGTTTGAATAAACTAAAGTTGCACCAGAAGTAACTGCAATAGAAGAGTAACCACCGATAGCTTGTTCTAAAATTAATAAGTTTGTATTTGTGATTTGACCCCAAGTTCCTGAGTTTTCACCAGTTGCTTGTACAGTTAATTTTAAATTAGCTGATGTTGAGTTTGCCATAATTTTTTATCTCCAATTATTTAAATTTTATAAATTTTGACTTCAAAGTCAATATATTATTTTTAAGCAGCGGTGTCAACTTCTTGCCAACCTGGTGGAACAACTGGTGCTGTGCCAGTATTTACTTGGTTCCATATTAGTGTTCTAAGGCTTCCTTCAGCCATTGTCAAGGCATTTCCTGACAGTAATACATTAGCATTTCCAGTGACTGTTTCATCACCTTCTTGCATAGTCAATTCTTGACCGGTTACAGCAGCTATTGTAACTGCCTCTAATTCAGCAGTTCCATCAGCCATTGTCATGGCCATTGATGGAGGTAAAGCATTTGAAATAGTTGTAGAACCATTGGTTCCATCAAAATGAAGTAAGTTTACTGTATTTGCATCAATACTAAATTCTGATGTCGGAACAGTTATTGTAGCATCTGTAACTGGGTTATATCTTGCAATATCAGATTGTCTGTATTCATCAATATAAGCTGAAACCGCATTGGCTCCATTTAAGTCTGCTCCTATAAATGTTCTATTTGAATTATTGTTATTTACTAAACCGCCACCTATAGCATTTCTTCTTGTTCCTCTTGACCATAATGCTCCGTTGTTTGAAGCATCTCTAGCAAAAGCTAAATGCATCCATGTATTGTTTGAAAATAAACCTGATGAAGATGATAACTGTGCACCATCTTCGTAAAGAATTAAATTTCCATTGTTGATTCCTATTGAATAACCATCACCGCTTGCATTTCTTCCATCCCAAAGAATACCTGTTTGTGTTGTAGCATCTGAAGCATACCACCAAAATTCTATAGTAAATGCTCCACCATCTAAACCGTCAACAGTTCCTGATGCATTTACATAATCACCTGTACCATCTACTAATAATGAAGCAGTTCCAAATTGTTTTTCAGCCGTAGATAATTGAGCATCTCCATTTACAGAGAATCCATTACCACCTTCTGAAGGGTTTAATACATCTACATTGGCGTCTCCAGTGACAGTTTCTTCACCCTGAACCATGGCCATTGCTTGACCAGTAGCTTCAGCATCAGGTGCAGGGTCAACGTCATTTTCCTGCACTGCCATTGCAAGTGTAGTTACTTGTTGATTACCATATACACCAAATCCCCATGCAGATTTATATCCCCATGTAGAAGCTGATGTAGCTGAAACTTCTGCAATAGTATTTGCATCAAGATTAGCTGTTCCATCATTAGCTGTTAATTCTTGTCCTGTTGGATCTACAATTGCTTCTTGATATTGAAGCGTTGCAGTCATCGGTTGACCTGTAACCGGTGCATCTACAGTTGCTGATCCTAAAGCATCACCAACAACTGAAGTCATTTCTTCACCAGTTAATTCACCGGTTTGACCATCTGCTTTAATTGTTACATCATCAATTGTAGCTGTTAAACCTATACCTGTTAAATCAACAATTAAACCTGATATACCCCAAGTCTCAGTGCCCCAGGTATCCGAGCCCCAACCAATATTTACTTCTGCATTAATAGTTGGAGTTCCTAAATTTGTAGATAATTCTTGACCGGTAGCAATTACATCACCACCAATTCCCCATGCCTCTTCATTCCAGGTTAGTCTTCCCCAACCTTCATTGACTTCAGCATTAATAGTTTCTTCACCTTGATTTGTAGATAAACCAAAACCTGTTACATCAACATCTGCGTTTAGAAAGTTAACACCATAACTTAAAGTTCCCCATGATGAGTTTCCCCATCCTTCAATGGGTACGTATTGTGCTTGACCTATATTAAAAGTCGCACTAATCCCGTTGACGTCTATATTGTTTTGATTAGACGCCCATGAGTTGTCGCCCCACGAATTAGAACCCCAAGTGGTTGCCATAGGAAGTTACCTCCTATGTACTACCCAGAGATTCTTAAGATCGCTGCAGTTGATGTTGGTGCTGGGAACTGAATTGTAAACGTACCAGAAGTTGCAGTTTTATCTGAACCGAAATCTAATACAGCAACAGCTGCGTTAGCAACAGTAGCAGATGTATTATAAATTAATGCACCTCTAGCAGTTAAAGTTACACCAGTAAAAGATAAGTTGTTAAAGTCAACTCTTGCTACACCAGCAGTGATTGATGTTCCTGCATTAACTAATGCACCACCACCTGCTGTGTATTGACCAGAAGCAGACACTTCTTGAGAAGTAGTGTATGATGTTGTAGCAGAAGTTAAAGTCGCACCTGCGGTATAAAGAGCTAATTTAAACACGTCTCCACCAGATTGTTTGAAATTGTGATCACCTTCCAAAAGTTCTTTTTTGAAGCTGTTCGCAATTGCCTGAGTTATAGCCATAGTTTATCTCCTTATATATTATTTTCCTCCGACTCGAGGAACACCACTTTGATATTCATCTCGTCTTCGTCTTCCCATTTGTTCTATAGAGAAGCCTTCAACCACTTGTTTATACTTTCCTTCGTATAATTGCAAGAGATCATTCGGCCCCTTTAAGAATGAAAACGCTTCTACTAAGCATGCATACAAAAGTCCGTTGGGAAAAACTTTACTTATGTATGTTTCTGTATTTGTACTCGATAAACCTGGATCTTTCAAGATATAATTTAATTGAATTGTGTAGGTAGCATCTG